AATATTAAAAGATAGTTTGATAAGGTCACTAAGTAGAGAGAACGAAAAATTTATCAACACCTGTGATAGTGATTATATTAATAGATTAAAAAGAAAAATTTCTCAATTAGAAAGACAATTGAAAGACTATCAAAATAGATATATAAACATATATAATGCAATATTTGAAATATGCGAAAAGTATAAACTAAATTATAATGAAGTAAGAGGAATAATAAAGGATAATTTTAAGAGATAATATTGTGCAAAAATTAAATTGGTTTGACCACTATTTAGTAGACATATTATATGCTTGTTAGATAATGGAAAGGAAATTAAATAAAACAACAATTTGGTGGTGAACATGGAATTTCTCAATCAAAAACTATATCACAACCAAATTATCAAGGGACAATACAAAAATGGGAAAGAATTATACATTATAACTATAAACGATGGTAACAAATATGTGCTTTGGCACAACAATAAACAAATAGCATCATCTAAAGATGTAATTGAATTGCATAAAAAATAAAAAATTATTAAAGAAAGGACGATTTTATGAAAATAGAGAACACACAAGTATTTGGATTTGAAGCAGCTATTAGAGCAATGAGGAATCCCCTCAATAGTTGGGACAAAAGCGATAGCAGAATTAAAAATTGTGATGACCCTTTATATTGGGCTGATAAAAACGCAAATAAAGAAAGGTTTGTTCTTGGCGAAAAAGATATGCAATTGTCTCAAAAATTGACTAAAGCAGGAACGGAACATTGTAAACATTTAAGAATGATAACTGTATGGTACGATGTTACTGCTCCTAGATTTTGGTGGCAAGAGATGGATACTTATAGACATGTAGAAAAAATTTCATGCTCAACTATGCACACGCTAATGAAAAATCCCATATCAGAAGCAAATTTTGAAAAAGATAATGTTCCTGCTAAATTAATTGAAAAAATCAATACATATATTAAACTATATCAAGAAACAGATGATAAAGAAGAAAAGCGTGATTATTTAGTTGCATGTAAAAACATACTACCTGAAGGATTTTTACAAAAACGTACAGTATGCACTAATTATCAAACATTATTAAATATATATATGCAAAGGAAAGCCCACCGACTTCCACAATGGCAATACTTTTGCAATTGGATAACCAATTTGCCATATTTCAAAGAACTAACTGGGATTGATAAAGAATAAAATATTAATATAAAATGGAGGATTTATTATGAATAAATTTGAAAAACACAAACAGATATGTAAAAAACTAAACGAAATCTATCAAGCAAAAAATAGAGACTACGGCGATTCGTTTGGAGAGATGTATAAAAAATTAGGCATTATTTCTGCCATTACAAGAATGGGTGATAAGTACAATAGACTTGTTAGTTTATGTACTAAACCAGAAAGTGAAAGACGAGTTAAAGACGAAACCATTAAAGATACATTAATGGATTTAGCAAATTATGCAATTATGACTATTATCGAATTAGAAGGTGAGGAATAATATGTTTATATATCTTGCGGGAGCATTGACTTATTATAAAAATAAAAATCAGTTTGACAAAGCGTTAAAATGGCGTGAAAAAATACAGAGTTGGTGTGAAGATAATAATATAAAAGTATATAATCCAGCTATTACATATGCAAAAGAAATAAATCATACGTATTATTACAAATTATGTGTAGACCAAAATAGACACTTTCTTGATAAAGCAGATGTTCTTATTGTAAATTTAGACGCAATAGACTATTCACCAGGTACTATATGGGAATTAACTTATGCGAGTGAAAAAAGGAAAATTCCTATCATAGCAATAGGGAAAAAGAAACACTGGAGTCCTCATATTATGTATGGTATTAGTCACCTATGTAAGAATGAGGATGAAGTGGTTGAAGTGTTGGTAAATATGTTTTTATAGGTGGGAGAGGTTCAATATGTGTAATGTTTTCAGATAGTTTGATACGATAAAAAAAAGGTCAGGGATTTAACCCTGACCTACTTTATTTTGTATAATATTCAATTCTTTTACTGCTGCCTCTATAAGCACATCTAATTCTTGCATTGTTATATTAATTCCTTTAGATTGCAGAAAAGTTATCACATATTCTTTCTTTAACTTACCTTGCCCTTTTTCTTTATATATCATTTCAGCTGCTTGTACTGCTACTCTTACCCAAAAGTAAATATTTTCCCTTTGCTCTTTTGTAGTTTTCTGCTTAATAAAAGGAACTATCAAATATGTTATGATAGCTCCTAAAATTGGTATAATTACCTTAACTATTATATCTATATTAATATTCATCATCATCACCCTTTATCTTATCTCTTCTTATTTTTGCAAGGCTCCATAATTCCGCTGTGGTAAAAGTGAACCAAGAAGCAATGAGTGTTGTAGGTTCGCTTCCAACTTTCAAGAATAAATAAAATATCCCTAAGGTAAATGCTACATTTAAGAGTATTACTAATATAACTATGAATTTTGAAAACCTACCTTTCTTTTTAGTCATTAAATACCACCGTCTTTGTTTTTTCATTCCAGCCTACTTTAAAACCTAATGCATTTCCTACATCCCTCAGATGTATATCCATATTATTTATCCTTATATAGCTTTTTCCTTCCTTGAGAAAACCATCTACTAGCCTTAACTTCCCATTTATCTCTAATCTAATTTTATTTTCTCCTTTTAACTCATTCAATTCAGCTTGCACCATATCTAAAAATCTCTGCCAGCCCATATCTAGCGTTCTATGAGGACAATATTTCCCAGAAAAATCTTGATGTTTTTTAACTTTATCAATACCCCAACCCTTTTCATTCAGTTTAAAAGCTATGAATTTAGCAGCTAGCTTCTCTGCTTCAATAAATCTAGTGCCTCCACTTTTTGAGTAGCATATTTCAACTGCTATACCCTTTCTATTACCTTCTCCATTTTTGCCATCACCTGCGTGCCATGCGTTCCTATTTTCAGGAATACCTTGCACTATTTCCTTATCATCTATTGCATAATGGAATGATACTTGATTATTATTGCTAATCATATAAGTTACTTCATTTCTAGCACTTGCATCATTAGCAGTATTATGCACTACTATAAACTCTGGATTCATGCTATAAGGGCATTTGATGCTGTACTTTGATGGAGATACTAAGTTTTGGATAACTTTCACTTAATCACCTCCTACCTAAACAACCCTTGTTGTACCGCATAAAAAAAGAAGCTTATAAGGGCTCCTACAATTGCTGTGATAAACCATTTCATAGTCTTATTTAAATTTTCCAATTGTGATATTAGATTATTAAGTCTTTCCTCTAATCTAGTATTTACTAGTTCATTTCTATCTAGCCTTTCTTCACAAATATCTAATCTTTTTTCTGTCACGTTTAATCTGTAGTCTATTTGTCTATGTCTTTCATCGCATATTGACTTTTCCATATTGCACCTCCAATGTGATAAAATAGAGCAGGGCATAAAAAATACACCCTGCGGTGTTGCATATAAATATCCTTATGCGACTTTGTTAATCTCTGATAAAATTTCTGCTTTTTCATCCTCTGTTAGTGCTGGATATTCCATTATTATATCTTCAGCCGTTCTTCCTTCTTCCTGCATACGCCTTGTTACAACACGTACAAATATATTTCGCTTCCAAGTTGGCATTACGCAGCACCTCCCAGTATGGAAGCTATAGCAGCTTCAAGGTCTGCTATGCGTTGCTCAAGTTCAGTTTCGGGTTTTAGTTCTGGATATTCCACAGGTTGTCCATTTTCAAATCTCCACCATCCGCCATTTATTCCTGCGGGTAGTGGATAATCGGTTTCGTATTCGATATATCCTTCTACAGGAAATGTAATAGCGTCGACAATAATGTTGTCTTGGTTCAGTCTGAAATAATACTTCATAATACCATACCTCCTTTATCTGAAAATAACAACAATCTTTTTACTTTCCCCTGCAACACCTGATTCTTTGGCATATCCTGCTCTTACAGCTATAGAAACATCAGACATTAAGTTTGTTTTAAAGCAAGCAGTTGCTGAATATATTGTGATATATGGACTACCACGATGAGCCACAGCTAGATACGAACCTGTTGGGTCAAATGCAACTCCATACCCATTACCCGTTGGTAATATTGATGGGTTTGACAGTTTCGTAAATGTGTCACCATTTCGTACGTAGATTGTGATATATGGACTGCTAGCATGAGCTACAGCTAAATACGTACCTGTTGGGTCGAATGCAACTTCTTGCCCACCGCCTGTAGGTAATGTTGTCGGGTCTGGCAGTTTCGTAAATGTGTCACCATTTCGTTTGTAGATGGTGATATATGGACTGCTAGAATGAGCTACAGCTAAATACGTACCTGTTGGGTCAAATGCGACTCCATTCCCAGTACCTGTAGGTAATGTTGATGGGTTTGGTAGTTTCACGAAGGATAATGTTGTACTCCCACTTAGTTTGTAAATGGTGATATATGGACTGCTATTATGAGCCACAGCTAAATACGTACCTGTTGGGTCAAATGCAACTCTATTCCCAGTACCTGTAGGTAATGTTGATGGGTTTGACATTTTCAGGAATGTATCCCCACTTCGTACGTAGATTGTGATATATGGGCTGCCATAATGAGCAACAGCTAGAAACGTATCTGTTGGGTCAAATGCAACTCCTTTCCCCATATCCGTTGGTAATGTTGATGGGTTTGATAGTTTCGTAAATGTGTCACCATTTCGTTTGTAGATTGTAATATGTGGACTACCACGATGAGCCGCAGCTAAATACGTACCTGTTGGGTTGAATGCGACTCCACCCACATCATCCGTAGGTAATATTGATGGGTTTGACAATTTCGTGAATGTATCCCCACTTCGTTTGTAAATTGTAATGTATGGACTACCATAATGAGCCACAGCTAGATACGTACTTGTTGGGTCAAATGCGGCTCCATACCCCTCATCCGCAGGTAATATTGATGGGTTTGATAGTTTCGTCCCTGCAAATTTAACACAAACAGGGTCATATTTGTTTATCGCCTGGCCAAATCTGACTATTTCTTCTGTTTGCCCAGCTATTTTCAATATGCCTCCACCACGTCTTGTTATAATTGCTTCTCCCATACTACATCACCACCTTTACTCTTATAGGCAAACTTACAGTAGGTTTTTCCGATGCGTAAAATGTTATTTGATTGGTTCCTGTTACTGCTCTATAGATATATCCCCACTGCTCAATTCTCTGTTGGTCGGTTGAATATGTCCCAGACATTACCACATCTATAATAGGATTATGAGCA